TCTTTGTTTTTCAGCGATAAGCTCTTGAGCACTTTTATTTGTAGCGCCGGCTAGATCGTCCATATTTCCAGAAAGCATTAAAGCTAAATCACCAACATCAGACAGACCTAAAGATTCTGCATAAAATTGCTTTTGGTAGTAGGACATATCATCAAAAGAACCAACGGTGCTTAAAATTGAATCTCTGAGAGACTCAAACCTTGCTGCCGGATCTGTTTGCATCATCATATCCATGGCGTTAACCATGTTGCCACCCATTGCTGCATTTAATTTACCAGCTTGTTCGGCGGCTCCCTCAAAGGTATCAAACTTATTTGTAATTGACAGCACCTTTTCCATTTCCATGCCTGTAATCTTCGAAATTCTTGATATATCTTTGAATGCTTTGACGCCCTGGTCGCCAAACTTAGCCAATGCTGGACCTGCTTTTGCAAATTCTGCTGCAAGTGCTCCTGGTTCTCGTCCGAGGGCTCGGGCTGTTGCCATCAACTCTCTTTGAGTTACAACCGCCGAATCAGCAGTTTGACCGAAAAATTTAGTAGAACTTTGAACACCTCTAGCAAAGTCTGCCTGAGATACTCCAAGCTCATTTAGAACAAGGCTGTTCTCTGTAATCAAGTCTCGCTGCTGCTTAGATAACATAGTAAAATCTGTAAATGTAGTGGCGAGTTCTCTTTGCGCTTCGGCCGCATCCTCTAAACTGACACCAAACTCATTCATCGCATGGAATTGCTCTTCAATGGACGCCGTATATTGTGGTCCTAATTGCATTTGCCTTTCAAACTGTTTTGTGATTTCATCAAACTTAAATATCATATCAACAGCACCATTGATAATCTTGCTTAAGCCTACATCTGCAACCGCGTTCATAGTGCTGTTGAGGGCTTTGAACTTTTCATCCATTGGGCGATTGAACATATCCGTCATTTTCATGACGCTTTTCATGATTTTTTGATCGAATGCAGAACCAATGCTATCAACAAGTTGTTGATTTTCCTCAACAGCTTCATTGGCCATTTTTTGTAATTCAATGGTTTCACGAAGTTGCGCTAAACGTGTTGCTTCGGCATCCTTAAGTTTCTCGCCTTTTGCGATTTTTTGTTCAAGTTGATCTCTTTCTAATCTTGAAAGATTTAATTGATCTTCTCTTATTTTTTTTAATCTTTCGTTGCGTTCAATGCTACTAGTGGCTTGCTTCGCAAGCTCGTTCTGAGTATTTATTAATTCTTTTTGTTGGTCAATGTGCTCTTGTTTGATCTCTTTCACACTTTCTTCAAGCCCAAGGCGTTGGCGGAGCGCTTCATTGATCTGCTGTTCAATTTCTAAATCATTTTGATCTGCCATTTATAGTGCTCCTGATGAGATACTAGAATAATTAGTTACATAAACAAAAAGACAGGGGGTTTACCCTGTCTTCAAGCCTGTTGGGGCTGGTGGCTGGTTATGTTGTGAAAGCGTCTGGGATTTTGTACCTCCCCTGGACGCCCTTTCAACCGCCTCTCTTTCATCTTCAAGCTGTTTTACTAGTCTTTTAACAAACCACTCCCTAAGACCAATCGGAAGATTGTATGCCTCAGAAACAGACCAGCCACCTGAATATTTTAAAAAGAAAAACTGCTCATATATGTTTTCCATATACTCATCGGTCAGGCCAAAAAAAGTCCGCGGTGAGCGGCACCTCCATGTCCTGTTCATGACCGCATTCAGCACACTCAAATGTTTGTGTCATATCAACATTTGGGGTCGCAAGCTTGTAAACAGTGCGCAAATGTCGCGAGTCACTTGTTGGCATATTATCAACAACATAATTGATATTTACTTGCTCAGTGTTACCATTAACAGCAACAATAATTTGCTTTAATTGTCTTGTAACATTGTTTTCATCTTTTTTTCGTTTTCTTGCATTCTCAACCTGATCAACAAGATTCTTTTCATCATAACCCTTCATAAGTCTAAAGGTCACTTCTATCTTAGTCTTGGGTAGTATAGTAGTAAGTGTGCCGTCGCTGTTATCTGTGGCTTCTTCAGGAAGATAACCTGCGCCGTCGTATACATCGGCATCGTTTAAATCAAAAGTAAACTCTTGATTGGTTCCACACGCTGGGCACGTCACTTTTGTATTATACTCATTACCGTAGCCGGAAACTCTTGCGGCCACTAAAATTGCGTTACGATCACCCACCAGCAATGTTGATGGATTGATAGCCTTGTTCATAATAATGCTTGAGATTACACGCTCAATCGCAAGCCCCTTTTTAAGCAGTGCGCGGGAAGTTAACATATCTTCCTCTTTAGCAGTCATTTGCTTAATTTCAATTGTTTCTTGGTTGTGCAAAGGGTGGTTTTCGTCATAAAACTTACCCTTTGACGGCAACTCAACAAACTCAGTTGGCACAATAAACGAAAATGGATTATCATTTTGGCTTTGTGCCATTACTTGTGGTGGGGGATTTGAGGATTCTGGCTTAGAATCACCCAACCCCAACCGGTCTTTATTTCTAGACAATATACACCTCTTTTAGTTTTGTCTTGTTATTAAACTTTGAAGAATTCGGTTCCACCTGCTCCGGCAACTGCAACAGAAGCTCCGGCAGTCTCAACTCTAGCCCAGTCATACTTAAGTGTAACGCTCATCTCAGTGAGATCATCGCCACCGTACTCAAGGTCGCCATACTTAATTTCAGTAATGAACGAGTTCCACAAGGTCCAAGTCTCAAGCGGCTTACCATCAGAGTCAATCTGAGTAATAATAACTGTACCGAGAGCGCCGGCGGCCTTAGCTTTAGACATAGTAGAAAGAGAGTTAGTGTCAGAAGGAGGACTGTAACCTGATTGTACAATAATATCAGTAAGAGTTGCAGTCATATCTGGATCAACAGGATCAACAAGAGTAAGCTGTACATCCTGCCAAGTCACAGAACCTGGGTAATAGAACGTATGATTTAAATACTTGTGCTCCGAAGAAGCGATTTGAAATGAAGGCTTGCTAACTGTCTTAGCATACCACATAACAGCGCCTCCAATAGCGGCGGCGACACCTTGAAATTCTACCGTAAACCTAAATTTTCTTTTAGGATCTTTGAGGGTTGTGTCCTCACCAAAATTTGTTGACCAGAATGGCATAGTATGTTACTCCTGTTGATACTCTAATTTAAATAGTGTTGTGGGGGGAAATTCCCCCCACTTTTAGTTTTTAGTCATCGAATGATGCACCGGTTGATGCAATCACGAAGTCGATGGCGATGTACTCGATAGCACGTGCTGGCTTAATCATAATCTTAGCATACAAGATGTTCTGATCAATCAAGTCAGGGGTTGTTGTAGACTCATCGAGAATCAGCTTGTAATCAGTGATACCAAACTGAGTCTTGACGTTTGCAAGGAACGGCTCAATAAGAGACTTGAATCTATTCCATGTAGCCTGAACGTTTTGTTCGAACAACACTCTTGTAGAAAGAATCGAGATTTGCTTCTTCAAGTAAATCACCAATCTACGAACGTTGATTCTGTCAAGCGCACTTTGACGCTCTTGGAGGGTTTTCTGACCGAAGACAACAATTCCACTGGATGGGAAGGATGCAATCGGATTAATTCTTGCTTCGTAAAGAATGTCTCTATCCTTAGAAGTAAGTCTCTCAGTAACTCCTGTCACTGGGATACCGGCCGCGCCGTCAGAAAGACCGCCGCGGTTGAAGCCGGCTGGAGCGAACCAAACTTGAGACTGTGCCTCAGAGCTTGCTAACACACCTGCTAATGCCACAGATGGCGGAATCCAGAGAAGTCGTCCAGTATTTTGGTCGCGAGTCTGGACCCAAGGATAGAAAGTTGCACCGTAAGAGGAGTCAATTTGTCTATCTCTCAAGCTGTTGGCGGCAGTAGTCGCACCTGCACCGATTCTAGCAGACTTGCTGCTATTGTATTGCTCGTGTGCCGGTGTGTAAACGCCACTTAAGTCAATAAGTGCCATCGCGTCAGCGCGCTCTTCACAAACATCAACCATGTGTGCTGTCAGCGGGTTGAAGGTCAGACCTGGGGCAAGAAGCAAGTTCATATCAATTGCCTCTGGGTCGGCCACTGTATCAATTGCCTGCTTATAGGTATTGAACACGTAGCTGTTACGGTCATTACTTGTACCCTCAGTCATCTCAAGGTTTCTGAGTGGGTCTGGCTTGGTGATATCGAATCCGTCGAAGCCGCCCCAGAAAGGTGCTGTGAATCGGTCGAAACCTGCATCTAACAAGTCAGTGTAAGAGCCACCAGCAGTCTTACTAGTACCAGCCTTTCTAGAGCCAGAGAGGTAGTAGTAGCCTGTGCTTGGTGTACCAGCTTGCTTAACATCATCAAGCGAGAAGATGTATGAGAAGCCATCAACACCTGTGATGCCACCACCAGAAGGATCATCAGCTAAGTCTGCATAAAGAAGCCTGTGCATATCTGCCACAGATGCGTCTGGTCTAGAAGAGTCCTGAGTTCTTGTATTGGAGAATCCAAAGTATGCATTTGTCTGGTCCGCAAGTCCGCCATCAGATGCCGAAAGGCGTAATCTATTAATTGGGAACCTAAAGGTACCGCGAACGACGTTGGCTGTGCTAGTAGTAGCAACCGAACCTGTAAGGTTCTTAAAGCGCCCTCCAACAACTCCGGCCACTTGATTAGTTGCACCAGTGATAAATGTGTTTGTTGCACTTGCACCGTCCCAGATTACGTCTTTGAACTTGGGTGGTCCGTAGTAACCAAATGGAAGCAATGCTTCTAATCCACTTGCGCCACCATCAACCGCGTCATCCATTTCGACATATACAAACTTAGAGTTATTGTCATACTCTCCATATGTCTTAAGCATTCTATTGGTGTTGTCCCACTCAGCGTACTTGTCACCAATTCTACGAGCGATGTAGTCGGGAGATGCTGGGTTAAGATTAAGGTTATCAAATCTTTCAAGAACCGAAACCTTTCCATCGGTA